TCATGAATTGCGTCAGATGGATATTCCAGTAGTAAATTTCACTCCTTCACGTGGAAACGATAAGCATACCCGTGTGAATTCTGTTGCACCTTTGTTTGAAAGTGGTAAGATATGGGCGCCGCTACATGAACATTTTGCCCAAGAGGTAATTGAAGAGTGTGCTGCATTCCCGTATGGGGAGCATGATGACTATGTGGATAGTACCACACAGGCTATTATGAGAATTAGACAGGGAGGAATGGTTCGTCACCCTGAGGATTACAAAGAAGAGCCGATTGTGAGGAAGAATTTAACATATTATGGCTAACAAAACTTTAATCGACATTGCATTGAGATTGGCGAAAGACTTAGGTGCTAATACATCCAAGTTCCTCGGTACCCGGTCAAATGTGAGTTTCCTTGGTTCCGGACCCCAGGATGGCATGCTATTTCAAAAAAGCATAAATCCAGAGATGGTAACAACTATCGGACAAGAAAAAATCATACCCGCAATAGAATCTTCTATGTCTTATGCGACAGGTGGCAAATTAAATGATCTTCAACTGAATAAGTTGATTGATAATATGACCGTAATGAAAGAAACATTTAATCCAACTAATATTCTTAAAGGAGACTTTGGCCTGGATTCATTGAGAGCAAAATCAGGGATCGGGGAAAGACAAGTATCTGAAGCAGAAGTATTTAAAAAATTTCCAGAAGAATCACGTCAATTTATGGGTAGACCCTTGAAAGATGAAGACTTTGTTAAAATTGATCAATTGGTGGCTGAAGGAAAAATACCACCTGCAGGTGAATCAGTATCCGGCAATCAATTTTTAGATAAATTTAGTGAGATAAAAAACAGACCCGCTGGATTAGAAGAAACAGCAATTATGCAAACTATAGATAAAGTAGATCTTCCAGGCAAACGTGCATCAGCGAGAGAATTTTTAGTTAACGCTTTGAAAGAAGGTGATGACGTAGGTCGAACTACTTTTAGCAATATCATCGATCCACAAGATATGAAATATATTATGGAAGGTGGCGGCGGAGTTGAAGCTGATCCAATTGTTTTAATTCAAAAATATTTTGGACCAAGAGTTGCTGAACTGATGCCGGTAGGAGCAACAACTGAACAGATGGCAATCCTAACTAAAAGAATTTTAGAGAATGCTACAGACGCTAAAGGTTTAAGACCAACGGACCCGGAATTTGATAAATTTACACTTAAGTTACAAGAGTCCGTTAAAGAAACTCCAGATGGTTTTCCTTTTGCACATGGAGGCAGAGCAGGATATGCTGAAGGCGGATGGAATCCTGGAGTAGGTAGAGATACTGGAGGTTATCAAAGCGATCATGGAAGTTATACTGGTGGCGACGGTAATGTTAATACTATTGTTACTAATACAGGTGGTGATGGTGGTGGAACTGGTGGAACTGGTATAACTCAGGTAATTAAACCTGAATTAGGGATGTTTCAGAAGGCAAAAAATTATATATTTGGTTCAAACAACGAAGAAGAAGATGATAAAGCAGCTGTAGCTACAAATACAGTGGATGATAAAATGACTACAGCAGCTAATGCAATCACAAACTTTAAAGATTATAATGCAACAATACAAAATAAAAATGCAGCAATAACAGAACCAAGTTTAATGAAAGATTTAGGTCTAGCTGATGGTGGTATCGCAGGATTAGATACTAGACAAGGTTACAGATTTGGTGGTTCATCAAAAATATTAAAAAGAATTAGTAATAAAATGATTAAAAAAGCAGCGGATGATATTTTTCCAACAGACGATTATAAATATGACGCTGAAATGGTTGTTGATGCATTAGTAGAAAATAATCCAATAATATTTAAAAATATGTTAGCTGACGATTTAGATGATGCATTAAGATCTGATCTTTATGGATTAGCGGTGCGTGAAACAGGATTAAGAGTGGGAGAGAAAATTAAAGCAAGAAGAGCGGCTGTGGATAGAGGTATTGTAAATGAAATACCAGAACCTTTTAAACGTGAGAGTATGAAACTTGCTGATGGAGTAACTGGTAAAGGTGAAAAATTTAAAACATTTGAAACAACTACACCACCACGTATGTTTCAATTAAACGTTGAAAAAGCGGTTAGCGAACTTAATATTCCTAGAGCAGAAGCAATGAGAATTGCTCAATTACCCTCTAGTGAACAGAAACTTGCTTTACAGAAATACCTAGACATGGACCTGGCACAAAGAACAGAATTAATGAATTATGAACCTAGAAAGTTTGATGCAGCACATGGTGGTCTAGCTAAGATTCTGGAGCTGTAATGGCTATCAATAATAGACAGAAAAAAATAAACCTTAATAAAAAAATTTTAAGTAATTTACCTGAAGGATATATAGAAGATTATATTAGATTATTTTTAATTGAAAATGCAGATGGATCCTATTCTCAAAAACCAATAACTTTAGGAACAGATTCTATCAAACAGATGGAACAAAAATACGGTGAGATTATTAAGACTCAATATCCAAAATCAAGAACAGATGGAGAATTTTTAAAAGGCATAAGAGTTAGAGATATTAATTCGGCCATTAGAAAAGATTTAAAAAGTAAAGACTCAATAGTAAGTTCATTAACAGACACTGGTATAAAAAGAGGTATAAGATTAAGCAAGACCGCCAAGAAAATGAAGTATGTATCGGGCACGGACGCTTTTCCTTTTCACCACATTATGCCTATAGGTGGAGAAACTCGTCTGACAACAAATGATGTTGCAATCATAACTAAACAAATGAACTCCCGGCTTTCACAATATAATACAAGATTAAATAATATTGCAGATGATATTAGTGACAACATATCTAAAGCTTACAAAACTGCATCCGATGGTGGTAGTTTTCCATATCTTAAAAAAGTAGATGAATTAAATAAAGAAGCAGAACAAGTTATTGCAACAGTTGCAGAAAAGTTACCTAAAAAATATCAACCTTATATCGGGTTTACACAATTAAATGCTGTTACGGATGAATACGGCTTACCAATAGATGACCAACCTGTAAGAGAAAATAGAATTGGAAAAGTTGGAGAAAAAGGAATCCCAATAGATGATCTAAACTCACAACAATTAAAAAAATTAAAAGATTCAGTTAAATCTCTATCGGAAAAAGAAAAAATTGGTCGTTGTAGTGTATTATCTCGTGGTGGTTTACCAGGAGATTGTGCGGCTGCAATAGATAATGATCCGGTAAAAGCTGCTAAAATATTTGCAGAAGGACCTGAAACAAGTTCAGCAATGGCAAAAGTTAAATCTGCTGCAAATACATTTTTATCTGTTGCCAAAAAAGGTGGAAGGTTTGGAGCGTTCGCTGCAGTAGGTGCAGCAGGTGCAGGACTTGTTAAAGAATTCATGAACGACGATCCCTCAACTTATTTATCAGATGAGAATCAACAAAAGAATATGTTAATCGATATGATTACTCAACCCATACAAGAACCAAGCATGGAACCCGCTACTACAGCATTTGGTGATGCCATATTACCCACTCTTGGTGCAGTGACTGCAGGAGGTATGATACCGGGTGGAGCAGAATATTATAAAGATAGAAGAGGAATAAGACCGTCAGATAAATTTACCGGACCCATGAAACCGGGTGTTGGAAAAATTAGAGCGGCTGCTAGTCCTCTTGGTGGATTATTAGGAAAAGGTTTAGCGGCTTCGGGAACACCATTAGGTATGCTGGCTCTTGAGCCTTTATACATTGGTCAACAAATTGCTGAAGGGGATTCAGCTGGTGATATTGCAACTAATCCATTTAATTATTTAGGGGCAGCTTTTGCATCACCATTAACACAACAAGCTACAAAATTTGCTGGACCAACGGCTTCAAATATAATGAGACTAGGTATAAGTCCCGGTGTTCTTAAAACGGTATCAAGAAGATTCGGCTTACCGGGTCTAGCTTTATCTGCTGGTATCAGTGGTTATGAAATGTATCAAAATAAAAAAGCAGGAAGGGGGTTATTTGATGACGGTTAAAAATAAAACTCTTGTGATAAATATGCCACACGTGAAATGGAAAGAAATTCCACCATTAAAAGGACCAGACTCACAAGGCTTGAATATTCCTTTAAAACAAAGTACAACAATCAAGAACTCGGAGAATATAAATGGCAGATATAGACAAGGCTCTACCAAACGTAGAGACTGAACTTAGAACACCCAGCGACGAAGAAATAGCAATATCAGAACAAGAAACTGTTGAAAAACAAGTTGGTCCTGATGATGTACAGGTTACTCAAGAAGAAGATGGTAGTGCTGTAATTAATTTTGATCCATCAGCGGTTAATCAACCCGGCGGTGAAAGTCACGGAGATAATTTAGCAGAATTGTTACCAGAAGATGTTTTAGGAAAATTAGGTTCTGAGTTAGCAGAAAATTACATGACGTATAAGGGCGCCCGAAAAGATTGGGAAGATTCTTATACAAAAGGATTAGATCTTTTAGGATTTAAATACGAAACTCCCACTCAACCGTTTCAAGGAGCTTCAGGTGCAACTCACCCAGTTCTAGCAGAAGCAGTTACACAATTTCAAGCGCAAGCTTACAAAGAATTATTACCGGCTAATGGACCCGTACACACTCAAGTTATTGGGTTAATGGATAGAGCCAGAGAAGACCAATCACAACGTGTGAAAGAATTCATGAACTATCAGCTTATGGATGTAATGAAAGAGTATGAACCCGAGTTCGATCAAATGCTTTTTTATCTACCACTTAGCGGCTCTGCATTCAAAAAAGTCTATTACGATGAGTTATTGGGTAGAGCCGTATCAAAATTTGTACCCGCTGATGATTTATTAGTTCCATACACTGCAACATCTTTAGAAGAAGCAGAATCAGTAGTTCACGTTCTAAAAATGTCAGAAAATGATTTAAGAAAAAAACAAGTAGCCGGTTTTTATAGAGATGTAGAAATACAACCAGGTTATGATGAAGAAACAGAAGTAGAAAAAAAAGAAAGAGAACTTGAAGGAGTAAGAAGAACTCAAGACGAAGATGTATTTAGTATTTTAGAATTTCATACGGATATAGACTTAGAGGGTTTTGAAGACAAAGATTCAACTGGAGAAGACACAGGAATTAAACTTCCTTACATTGTAACTCTTGAATTAGGAAACAGAGAAATACTATCAATTAGAAGAAACTATAAAGCAGATGATCCCACTAAGAAAAAACAAGATTATTTTGTACACTTTAAATTCTTACCTGGAATGGGTTTTTATGGTTTTGGTTTAATTCATATGATCGGTGGTTTGTCAAGAACGGCAACTACTGCACTAAGACAATTATTGGACGCAGGTACTTTAAGTAATCTGCCTTCAGGATTTAAACAACGTGGAATACGTGTTAGAGATGAGGCTCAAGCAATTCAGCCTGGCGAATTCAGAGATGTTGATGCACCTGGTGGAAACATTAAGGATGCATTCATGCCTTTACCATTCAAAGAACCATCGCAGACTTTATTACAGTTGATGGGGACCGTGGTTTCGGCAGGGCAAAGATTTGCCTCCATCGCTGACATGCAGGTCGGTGATGGCAACCAACAGGCTGCTGTTGGAACGACTATAGCTCTCTTAGAACGTGGTTCAAGAGTCATGTCAGCAATACATAAAAGACTTTATGTAGCGATGAAGAGCGAGTTCCAGTTATTGGCCGGAGTGTTTAAAACTTATCTACCACCAGAATATCCTTATGATGTTGTGGGTGGACAAAGAAATATTAAAGTTTCGGATTTTGATGACAAAGTAGATATTATTCCTGTTGCTGATCCAAATATATTTTCACAATCACAAAGAATATCACTTGCACAAACAGAATTACAATTAGCTCAATCTAATCCGCAAATGCATAACTTGTATGAAGCGTATAGACATATGTACGAAGCAATTGGTGTAAAAAATATTGATCAAATATTACCACCACCGGCTCAACCAAGTCCAATGGACCCTGCTACTGAAAATATTTTAGCAATGTCTAATAAACCTTTCCAAGCTTTTAAAGGCCAAGATCACCAAGCACATATTACAACCCATTTAAATTTTATGGCTAGTAATGTTGCAAGAAATTCACCTGTGGTAATGGCAACTTTAGAAAAAAATATATTTGAACATATTTCTTTAATGGCACAAGAGCAATTAGAAGTAGAATTTAGAGATGAAATACAAAAATTAATGCAAATGCAACAAATGGCGCAACAAAATCCGCAAATGCAACAAGATCCGCAGTTTCAACAACAAATTATGCAAATGTCTATGGCTTTAGAGTCTAGAAAAGCTAAATTGATTGCTGAATCAACAGAAGAGTTTAGAGATGAAGAAGCTAAGATTACAGGAGAGTATGGTGGAGATCCAATTGCTAAACTTAAAGCAAGAGAGCTTGATTTAAAGGCTATGGATAATAATGTTAGACAAGAACAGGACCAAGAAAAGATTAATATGGAAAAATCTAAAAATCTTATGGGTCAACAACAATTTGATGAAAAATTAGATCAAAATGAAGAATTAGCAGAATTAAGAGCTGATACTTCGTTAACTAAAACTCAAATGGGTATTGACTCGAAAATGCAACAAGATAGAATGAAACAAATGGACGTAAGGATCTTGAAAGGTCCGCGAAGATAGTGTACAATAAGTAAATAGGAGAAAAATATGGAAAAAGCTAAAACATTTTTTACAAAAAACAATCCAGATTATATTGGTAAAGTTGTATCAGACACACCGAGAGCAGATAGTAAAAATACACTTAATACTAATTCAGATGGATATGCAAAAGCAGTAGAATGTAAGATTCCTCTAGGCGAACCGACTGTTAATAAAGTTGGTGGCCAAAAAAGAATGCTTACTTCGAAAAAATCTTCAGTTAAGTGGTACTAACATGTGGTTCTCGGCAATTAAATTAGCCGTTTCCGCAGGTAGTCACATTTTTAAGAAGAAGCAGGAAACTAAAATGCGTATGGCTGATGCTCAGTACATGCACGCAGAAAAGATGGCCCGAGGTGAGGAAGCTTACCAAGGAAAACTTTTACAATCACGAGATTCAGACTGGAAAGACGAGGCCGTTTTGATAATTCTCAGCGCGCCCATAGCAATTTTGGCATATGGGGTTATAAGTGATGATCCGGCGGCTATGGACAAAATAAATATCTTCTTTGATCATTTTGCGGCATTACCGTCATGGTTCACTAATTTATGGATACTTGTAGTGGCGTCAATATATGGTATAAAAGGCACACAAATATTTAGAAACAATAAGGTAGACAACAAAAAATAAAATACGTATAAGGAGACATAATGTCAAAAAAATCTAGAAAACGAAATAAAAAAATTTTAACCATACTTGGCTTAGCCGCAGCAGCTACTGCTGCTTCAAGAAGAAATAAAGGAACTGCAGCAGATGCTAATGATGGTTTTAGAACTAAATCTAATAAATCTGTTTCAGCAGGTGGTGGACAAACTTATGCTCCAAAAGCGGTTGCACCAAGAGCAGTTAACGTTGTTACTCCACCTAAAAGATCTAATGCATCAATTGCAGGAGATTTTATATCAAAAGTTACAGACCCTAAAAAGATGGAATATGGCATGCAAATGTCTAACGATCTTGTTAGTTCTAAATTAAAACCTAGAAAAAGAGTTAGTCTAGAACAAGGTATGAGTAATATTGATACGACTCCTATCAAACAATATAAATCTGGCGGAAGAACAGGTTATAGCGCAGGCGGTGCTGCTAAACGTGGTATCAGTCCAATTTTAATGAAGGGGAAAAAATAATGTCAAATCCAAATTTTAATAAGCAGACTACAAATGTAAGAGGAAAGAAATCTACTAAAAAAAGAGTTAAGAAAAACATGGGCGGAACTATGGGCCCTGTTGCAAGAAGAGATAACGCAGCTGGTTATTATCCATCTGATATGGGTATGCAAGGTGGCGCTATGTATAAGAAAGGTGGAAAAGTTTAATACTTAAAATGCCTTTTAAGTCAAAAAAACAAAGAAAATATTTATTTAAAAACAAACCTAAGGTTGCAAAGAAATTTGCAAAAGATTCTAAAAAGAAAACTCATAAAATGCCTGATGGTACTATTATGAAAGGTGCTAAACACGGTGGCTAAAGCAAAAGGCCTTTGGGCCAACATCAACGCCCGTAAAAAAGCTGGCACTTCAAGAAGTAAAAAAAATTCTACAATAACAAAGAAAGCTTACGCTAATATGAAAAAAGGTTTTCCTAAAAAGAAGAGTATAGTATAATGGATAAAAATAAAAAAAATAAAATTAAAAAAGTATCTAAAGCTTTGGTAAAAGCATCTAAGTTACATGCAGGTCAAGCTAAGGTATTAAAAAAGATAATAAAGAAGAAGGCATAATGGCTTCTGCAGCTTGGACTAGAAAAGAAGGTAAAAATCCAAAAGGTGGATTAAATGCTAAAGGTAGAGCTAGTTATAAAAAAGGAACTTTAAAAGCACCATCAAAAAAAGTTGGCAATAAAAGAAGAGCTAGTTTTTGTGCAAGAATGGGTGGTATGAAAAAAAAATTAACATCTGCTAAAACGGCTAGAGATCCAAATAGTAGAATTAATAAATCTCTAAGGGCTTGGAACTGTTAATGAGACAAGCTTTATTAGATGCATTAGAAGCAAAATATGAAGCAGAAATTTCAGCTGCTCATGCAATTATTAAGATATTTTTAGAGAATCCGGTCGGAATCGGTGAACATCCGCAGCATCTAGATGAACTAGATAAACAATTTGGAAAAATTGCTGAAGCAGAAGATAAATTAAAAGCTTTAGAAAGTTTTCAAATAGAAAGGTTAAAAATATAATGGACGACATGACATTTGTAGAAAGAATAAGACGAATAGTGAAAATGAGACATGATGATATAGTTTCAGCAATGGCCTCTGGTGGGGTTGACAATATGGAAAAATATCAGTATATGTTAGGACAGATACGGACTTATCAGTATCTAAGTCAGGAAATATCCAACCTGCTAAACAAAAAGGAGCAAAAAGAACATGACGGAACAGTTATCAACATCAACTCAAAACCCAAAAATTGAGTTACCAAATAAAAAATTAGTTGGTGTCAAGCCAACAGAAAAACCTAAAGAAGCAAAAACACCTAAACCAACAGGTTGGAGAATTTTAGTTTTA